GAGATCAAAACGGCTCTGACGCCCTCGCACTAACTGATCACGGCAACTGTAATGGTTTAGCTTATCAGGTTCTTCACGCTAAATCAATGGAAAAAGAAGGAAAAGACTTTAAGCCCATTTATGGTGTCGAGGCGTATTTTATCCCATCTCTTACAGAATGGTCTATTGCTTATGAAGAATTCAAGGCTTCTAAAAAGCGAAAGAAAGATGACGCTGGTTCTGGCTTCTCTGTTGAAGATGAATCGGAAACAAAAACAAACAAAGACAAGATCAATAAAAGATCACATTTGATTCTTCTCGCTCAAAACCAAACAGGTCTTAACAACATCTTTAAGCTTGTATCTCAATCTTTTAAACCAGGAAACTTCTATAGGTTTCCAAGAATTGATTATGACTTATTGAGAGAGAACAACGAAGGCATTATTGCGTCCTCTGCTTGTTTAGGTGGCGTGTATGCTGGTAACTATTGGGCAAACAAGGATGCGGGCAAAGAAGCGGTTCTTAATGCTATGCGTGAAACTACTGAAAACATGATGTCAATTTTTGGTGACAGATGGTATGGTGAACTACAATGGATTGACCATCAAGATCAGCATGAACTAAATAAATACATAATCCAAGTTTGCAATGAGTATAACGTTGAACTTATATCCACAAGCGATTCGCATTACTACAGCCCCGATGTCTGGAAAGATCGTTCACTTTACAAGCGTTTGCGTCCTGGCTTTGCTGCTATGGCAGGAGACTTACCCAATTCCGTTGAAGAGGTTGGATACGAACTCTATCCCAAGAACGGAGATCAGATGTGGGAGAGCTACAAGAAGTATTCTGAAAAAGCGAATGTTTCCTACGATGATAAATTAATCAAAGACTCTATCGCAAGAACATATGATATTGCACATAAACGCATAGAAAGATTTTATCCAGATAATACAGTTCGCCTTCCATCATTTGTTGTTCAAGAAGGGATGACTGAAGACGAAGCATTATCACAAACTGCTTGGTCTGCTCTTGCGTCTGTTATTAAAACTCCAAATCAAAAAGAGTATACAGAGCGATTAGAGAGGGAACTAAAAGTTATTAAAGATCGTGGGTTTAGTAAATATTTTCTTACGATGAAGGCTGTTTCTGATAAAGCACGAATGTCCCAGTTGAGTGGTCCTGCTCGCGGCTCTGCGGGTGGTAGTCTCGTTGCGTATGTTTTGGGAATCACTCAAGTTGATCCTATCGAATACGATCTTCTGTTCTCTCGTTTCCTTCGTGCAGATGCAACAGACTATCCAGATATTGATTATGATGTTTCTGATCCAATGTCCCTTAAGGCAGAACTTATCAAAGAGTGGGGCGATGATTGCGTAGTTCCTATTTCTAACTGGAACACCCTTCAGATGCGTTCTTTGATTAAAGATATTGCAAAATTTTATGACGTTCCGTTTACTGAAGTAAACACCGTCACAAAGAAGATGTATTCAGAAACTATTCCATTAGCCAAAAAAGAACACGGTATCAAGGCAGGCGTTTATGATCCGACCTTTGATGAGCTGATGAGGTATAGCACATCTTTGCAAGAGTTTTTGGATAGGTATCCGCATCTCAAAACTCACGTTACAAACCTTAAGGGTCAAATTCGTTCTTGTTCACGTCACGCAGGTGGTGTTGTTATTGGCGAGAACCTTGATAAGTATATGCCTCTGATTTATTCTGGAGGTGTTAGGCAAACTCCTTGGACTGAAGGTCAAAACGTAAGACACCTTGAGCCAATGGGTTTTATTAAGTTTGATATCTTGGGTCTTGGAACTCTTCGTATGATTGAGGACGCTGTTGCGCTTATCCTCAAGAGGCATTATGGAGTAGAAAATCCAGAGTTCTCGGATGTTAAAAAGTTCTACGATGAAAAGCTACACCCAAACGTTTTGGATGTAAGGGATAGCGACGTTTTTAAAAACATATTCCATGACGGTCGCTGGGCAGGTGTCTTCCAGTTTACAGAAGTTGGAGCGCAAAAGTTCTGCCAAAAAGCAAAACCAACAAGCCTGATTGATATTGCTGCGATCACATCTATCTTTCGACCAGGACCATTGTCTGCTGGCGTAGATAAAGATTATGTGGAGGCAAAAGAGAACCCACAATACATTAAGTATTTACATCCAATCGTTGAGCAGGTTACACAAGAAACTTATGGCTTTCTTATCTTCCAAGAGCAGATTGCAATTCTTGCTCATCGACTTGGTAAAGATGTTTCACTTGATGAAGGTAATCTTCTTCGTAAACTCTTAACTAAAAAAGGAACAGGCAAAGGTAACGAAGCAAAGATTAAAATTCACGACAAGTTTATCGTTGGATGCAGAGAAAAAGGAATATCAAAGAATGATGCAGAAAAACTATGGCAGACTTTTGAATACTTTTCAGGATATGGCTTTAACAAATCACACGCTGTTGGATATAGTATGCTGTCTTTTCAGTGCGCCTGGTTGCTGAACTATTACCCTTCTGAATGGTTGGCTTCTTTCTTAAACAAAGAGCCAGATGTTCGCAAAGAAAAAGCCTTAAATATCGTAAAAAATATGGGTTACGATATTGAGGAAGTAGACATCAATAAGTCTGGTAAGTCTTGGGAAATATCAAAAACTGGTAAACTTTTACAGCCTCTAACGTCAATCAAAGGATTGGGTGAAAAGGCAATGGAGCAAATCATTGAGCATCGTCCGTTTAAATCTTTTGAAGAGTTATTGTTTAACGAAAACATTGCTTATGCAAAGCTTAATAAAAAAGCGTTGGATGTTCTTGTTCGTTCTGGTGCTTGTGATTCTATTGTCGATGACAGGTTCAGGCATTGCCGACACCTTTGGTTGTCAGTCGCAAACAATAGACCAAAAACAGCTAAAAAGCTTGAAGAAAACATTAAAGAATACGGCAGCGAAGCAGACTTTTCACATGAAGAGAAAGTAAAAAATATTATAGAATTGACAGGACTTTTCCCATTTGATTTAGTTCTTGACAATAAGGTGAAAGAAAGGTTAAACTTTCATCAGGTAAATCAGATTAGTAAATACGATCCAGCACTAAAGCTGGCTTGGTTTATTCCTCGTGTGATCATACCTAAAAAAACCAGAGGGGGAAAAGATTATTGGATTGTTGATGTCATTGATGATTCTTCGCAATCCACCAAGATTAAATGTTGGGGAGTAAGACAAGGAGATGAAATCTTTCTTAATAGACCATATGTTGCAAAACTGGACTATGATGAGACGTGGGGATTCTCTTGTCGGGGAGTTTTTAACTTCAAGATGATAGGATAATATTATGAATAACGATGAAGAAACATTAGAGGTATTTCGTTTAATAATTGCAGATGATGAAGTTGAGTATGAAGCAAAAAATACAATAACTGAATATCTCATACAACGAGCAAGCGAATATGCCAATAAATTAGGAAGAAGAAATTTAAAAATAAAAGATAGTGCTTATATGATTGATTCTATGTCAGGTGATCACTTATTTGTTTATTATTGCGAGAGAGATTTTCGATGAGTAAAGAATTAAGAAGAAAAATAACCACAGAAATAAACGCCATCATCAAAAGAGATATGAAGCTGGCAAGAACACTAAAGGGTATAGAGATTGAGGTTGAACCTGAATGGTATGATTTACTGTTGGAAGATGGTTCTATTATAAGATCTTATGAAAAAGCTGGATGGAAGGTCCGATGGTATGAACGACACGAAGACGGTCCAGCAACAGGAAGATTGTTGAGAAGCTGGCTTTGTATGCAAGATGCACAATTTGTGCAAGACACAACGAAACAAAAGAAGGTTAAATAATGATTATAGAATACTTTAGAGTAAGAGGAAGTGCAGTTCCTCCACAAAGAGCAAACCCATCAGATGCTGGATTAGATTTATTTTTTAATCCTGAACCAAAAGGCACACTTCCTTTTGTTGATGAGGCAAGAGATTCAGTTTCATTAGAACCAGGAGAAAGCAAACTGTTTTCAACGGGTTATCGTTTCGGTGTCCCTCATGGTTATATGCTGGAGATTAAAAACCGCTCAAGTGTTGCTTACAAGAGATCGCTTGTTGTGGGAGCTTGCGTAGTTGATTCTGGATATGATGGTGAAGTATTTGTTAATCTTCACAACATTGGAAAAGAAACCCAAGTTATTAAACCTGGTGAGAAGATTGCCCAAGCCATTATGATTCCTGTTGTTCATTTTCGTGCAGTAGAAAATGGTAGTGGTAATTTATACAATTGGTATCCTATTACCATTTCTGATCGAGGTGATGGAGCATTAGGCTCAACAGACAAAAAAGGAAAGTAAATGAGACTTGGATTAACTTATAACGATACACTTTTAAAGCCACAATACAGCGATATCAGATCTCGCAGTGAAGTAGACATTGGAAATAATCTTGGAGGCAAGTATTTTTCTACCCCAATCATTTCTGCTCCAATGGATACGGTCACGGAAAGCAAGATGGCACAAACAATGTATGATTCTGGTGGCTTGGGCATCATCCACCGATACAATACAATCCCAGAGCAAGTAAAGATTACTAAATCTTTTTTGAGAAAGAAAAGAACAACTAAAGGTGCATTTGTTGGGGCAGCAGTTGGCGTGACTGGAGACTACTATGAAAGAGCACAAGAACTAATAAAAGTAGGAGTTCAGGTCATTTGCCTTGATATTGCTCACGCTCACCATATCTTAACTAAAGAAGCACTGTTTTCTTTAAAGAGGGATTTCGACAATGTTCACTTTATGGTTGGCAATGTAGCAACAGCAGAGGCATTTAGTGACTTGTCTAACTGGGGTGCTGATAGTATCAAAGTTGGAATTGGTGGTGGAAGCATTTGCTCTACAAGGATTAAAACTGGGCACGGTGTTCCTGGTTTGCAGGCAGTTGCAGATTGCTCAAAAGCTAAAACAAATAGTCAAGCACTTTTGATTGCAGATGGAGGAATTAAAACATCTGGAGACATTGTTAAAGCTTTGGCGGCTGGTGCAGACTTTGTAATGCTTGGTTCGTTACTTGCAGGAACAGACGAATCACCAGGAAAGGTGTATGATTCAGAGAACGGAAAAGTAAAAATCTATCAAGGTATGGCTTCTTCTGAAGCACAAATGAAATGGAAAGGTTCAGTCTCATCACGAGAAGGTATATCAACAACAATCTGCTACAAAGGCTCCGTTGAAGATATTATGGAGGATTTGACTATCGGCATTCGTTCAGGATTTTCATACACAGGAGCGAGAAACATTAAAGAGTTATGGGAAAAATCTCAATTTATGAGGCAGACCTCATCTGGCATTACAGAAAGTGCAACTCATATTTTGTTTAATAAATAATATGAATTTAAAAAGAAAAATAAAACGTGAAGCACAAAAGGGTTCTAAAAAAGACTTCAGTAAAAAAGTGGGATTATTTAATAAAATTCCAGATTCGTGCTTGACTTGTAATAAAGAATTTGATAAAAAGAATAAAGAAATGGTGATGACTTGGAATGTCGTAGTCAATCGCCAAAAAGAAGAGGTTAGACTTTATTGCCCAGAATGTTGGAACAAAGCAAAAAGTTTAATCGATGAGATAAAAGATGGATACACAAACTCAAAAAGTAATGTTTAGTTCAAAGTCTGATGAGTGGGAAACACCGCAGAGCTTTTTTAATAAATTAAATAAAACATATAAATTTACATTAGACCCTTGCAGTACTTCAGAGTCTGCAAAGTGTGAAAAATATTATACTTTAGAAGATGATGGCTTGTCTAAAAGCTGGAAAAACGAAACTGTCTTTGTTAATCCTCCTTATGGAAAAATTAAAGATTGGGTTAAGAAAGCGCACGATGAATCTATTAATAATGGTGCAGTAGTCGTTATGCTTATTCCAGCACGAACAGACACACGCTATTGGCACGACTATATTATGGAAGAGGCAGACAGCATCTATTTCTTAAAGGGTAGACTAAAGTTTGGAAACTCTCCTAATTCTGCTCCATTTCCTTCTGCTGTCGTTGTTTTTGACAGAACAAGGTTTAAGTGGGTTGGTGGTCCAAGAGTAGGAACTATGGAGAGATAATGGAAACCAAGAATAAAAAGATTATTTTTACTGTTTCTGAAAGACAAAAAGAAGATTTTAAGGTAAGGCTCCAATATGATGGTCTAACACAGGCAAACTTTTTCCGCGCTGTTATGGCTGGGTATCTTGATAAGAACGAAGATATGATGAACTTCTTAAATACGTTTAAAGAAAACCAAGGCATCCATAACAAACAACAAAGAAAAAAAGTTATAAAAGGTGTTGAAGAAGCCAAGCAAACTAAAAATCTTTTTGCACTCGATGACGATGAAGTAGAAAATATTTTTGATATTCTTGAAAGCGAGCACCCTGAATTATGAAATGTTATGAACTTTGTCAAAAGCACCATGTTGAGTGTCCAAATAAAGAATGTAGACTTTGGATTGAATATGGTGAAGACCTAAACTGCACTGCTGTTGCTGTGCATAAAAATAGTAAAATGATTTTGCAGGAAGTGGGCAAGAGATTAAAGCTCACTCCGTCCAGAATTAAACAAATCGAGAATTCTGCGTTAAAAAAGATGAAAATACGTGGAAAAAGCTCCTTAAACATTTTAGAATAGTCATTTTAGTAGTTTGAGCACTATTTATTTTGTATTATTTTTTACACGACCTAAAGGAGATATCAAACAATGTCAAAGAATAAAAACCTACTAAACGAAAACACAATTCGTAGAATGATGAAGCTTGCAAGCGTAGACTCGCTTTCTGATTCATTTATTTCTACCAAATATAGCCCTCTTGCTGAATCTGTAGAAGAAGAAAATATCGAAGAAGCAAAGCATGAAAAAGAAGAAGAAAAACCTGTTAAAGAATCTGAAGAAGTTGTAGCCGAAGAAGAAATGGACCTTGAAATGGAAGAGCCAGAAATGGAAGAGCCAGAAATGGAAATGCCTGATGCTGACGAACCAGACGAAGAAGATGAAGTGACCCTCACTGATGACGAAGCTCGT